AATATAATAGAAATATTTAGCAAAAATGAAGATATTGGTTATTCACCTACATACAATTACTATAAAAATGGTAAAATTTATCAGTATCTTCAATAATATTATCTATTAATATTTCTATTTTCTATGTTTTATTTTAATATTATCTATTAATTATAAAATATATTATTGAATAAGTTCAATTTAAATATATATCTTTTTATAAAATTATATCAATGTCTTCAGAAAAAGAATCTAATCACAATCCTAAAACTATTGAGGAATTAATTGTACCTGATGAATTTTATAAAATTATAAACGATTTTACATCCGATATTTTAATTACTTTTCCAGAATATTCTGGGTTAATTTCTAAATGGTGGTCTAACCAATCTGAAGAAAAAAATAAAAAAGAAACATTAGTTGTTTTTAGACATTGTGTTAAAATATTTCCTGAACGTTTTTTAGATATTTTATACAAAAATAATGATATCTTTAGTACTGATTCTGATTTAAATACTGAGTTTTTACCTGGTATTGTATTTAAACAATTATGGTCTTATGATATTAGTGAAAAAACAAGAGATACTATTTGGAAATATTTACAACTTATATTATTTTCTGTTATTGGTTCTGTGCATAATAAATCTGAATTAGGAGATACAGCTAAATTATTTGAATCTATTAATGAAGAAGAATTAAAACAGAAACTACAAGAAACATTAGAAGGTATGCAAAATTTATTTGAAAATACTGATTCAACTGATGGTTCTGAATCAGGAACCGGTTTTGGATCAAATTTTTCTTACGATAATATCCCTAATGCAGAAAAAATACATGAACATATAAATTCTATGATGGGAGGTAAATTAGGAAAATTGGCAATGGAATTAGCTGAAGAAACAGCAAATGATCTAAATTTAGATATGGAAAATATAACTGATGCTAAAGATGTTTTTCAACAACTTTTGAAAAATCCTACAAAGATGATGAATATGGTTAAAAATGTTGGTAGCAAAATAGACGAAAAGATCAAATCTGGAGAAATAAAGGAGTCTGAATTGATGGAAGAAGGTATGCAAATGTTAAATAAGATGAAAAATATGCCTGGAATGGATAATATGCAAAATTTATTTAGTCAAATGGGTATGCCAGGATTAGGAAAAGGAGCTAAAATGAATATGGGAGCTATGGAATCAAAATTGAATCAAAATATGAAAAATGCCAAAATTAAGGAAAGACTCAGAGCCAAGGCAGAAGCAAGTGCTAAAGCAAAAGAAGAACAACAAAAAACTGCTTTCACAAATATGTCTTCAACTGATCTAAAACCAGAAATTTCTGAAGAAGAAATACTTAAAATATTTAGCACAGGTGAAAAAGTAGAACGCACACCTAGAGGATCTAAACCTCCTGAATCAAATAAAAAGAAAAAAAATAAGAAATAAATATATTATAGAAGTATTTAATCTAATACAATCTAAACCAATATAATATATTTATTCTAATCTAGTTAAGAAAATATTTTCAATAATTAAGGAATTAAAATAGAAATTAAAAACAACAAATAATAACATATTTTCTTCTTAGCTTTGTAAAACATTTTTTAAAAGATAGATATATATATAATGACAATTCCATTTTGGTTAAATGATCCGTCAATATTATTAAATAAAGACAATATTTTACAATTATGGCCTACACAGCAAATGACCTTTGAAGCAAAATTAAATGCAATTAGTAGAATTGTTATTTTATTATCTTTTTTAGGATTTTTATTCACAAAAAAAACTAGTTTGTTAGTTATATGTGTACTAACATTGGCTATTATGTATTCTATATATATTTTTAGAAAACAAAAGATTGTTAAGAGTTTATTACAAGATACTGGATTAAAAGAAGGATTTACATCTAATACCAAAAATATTAATGATCCTATTACATTAAACAAAGTTCTTAAGAATGAATTTTATCCAATACATAAGAAAAACCCTTTTGGTAATGTATTATTAACTGATATTATGGATGATTCTGAGAAAAAAGCAGCACCACCTAGTTTTAACCCAGATGTAAGCGAAAAAATTTCAAATGCTGTTAAAAAACAGACGCAAATGCTTTATCCTGATATTAAAAATACTAACAAACAATTATATGGTGATTTATATGATAATTATCAATTTGATACAGATATGATGCAAAGATTTTATTCTATGCCTAATACTCGCGTGACGAATGATCAAGGTGCTTTTTCTAAGTGGTTATACGGAAATATGTATAGTGCTAAAGAATCAACTCCTGAGGGTGCTTGGATGCGTGTTAAAGATAATTATAGATATATACTCATTTAAGATATTAATGCTATTATATTTTATTACACATTTAGAAATAAAACAAGATAATAATATATAATTTTTCTATTTTATAGTTATACTTATAATTAAGGAAAGGTTTTTTAAAAAATATTATTATAATATTATATATAAAATGGCTTACGTCTCAGATTTTACATTTAATAATATGGGTAGAATTGGTAATGATAGTTGTTGCATTGATCAAAATTCTATTCAAAATTCTGCTGCATGCAATTATACACTTCAAAATTATTTTGTTTCTAATTGTGATATGTCTAATGCAAAAGCTCTAGCTACTTCTCAACCTTGTATCAACTACTCGGGAACAATGGGATCCGATATTTGCGGCTCTAATATTGATGATAGCTCCAAATTATTAATTGGTACTATTCAAACACATCCTAGATGCCGAATTGACTTATTCCAAAGACCATTTGCAACTGTTCCATATTTAGGAAGAGGATCTGTTGATCCACTTTTAGAATCTCAAATTCAACAAGGTGAAGCAGTAACAAATAAACGCAGTGTCACACGTTTGACTGAGAAGAGTCATCTTAAATATCATACTACACCTTTAATTCCAGAAGTTAAGCAAAATATACAAAATCCTAATTTAATGATTGAATCTGTTGCTTCTGATGGATGGATTAGAGGTGGATTACCTTCCCGTGAATTAACCAGAGATCGTGATTATTATAACACACATACCGCTGGTCAAGCACAACCTTAGATTATTTATTATTTTGCAAAATATTTAAAGACAATATTACACATATTATTTAATATGTATAATACAAATTTTCAAGTCAAATATAAGACTATTGAAGATGAACTTATTTCCAAAATTAAAAATAAAAATATAAATGATGAATCAATTAATAATAATGATGAAAATGAAAATGAAAATGAAAATGACGATGAAGATAGTTTTGAAAATGAAGATTATTCAAATCAAGATATCTTAGATATTTGTGATAAATTATATAAAGATGAACTTGCATCAGCATTTTTTGCAGAAGATATATTTGATCCAAAACTTGAAAAAGGAATTGAAGAATTATTAATAATTATGAAACTAAATCCTGATTTTAAGCAACTTTTACATGATATCAAACCTGATACTTTTGAACAAATTTCAAATGACAATATTTTTAAAAAAAATACAGAATTTCTTGTTTTTGCCATGTTATTTAGTCAAGATTTTTTTTATATTACACATAAATGCATTTGTCAGCAATTAATTAGTGGTACTATTTCTAATGATCTCATTGATGAATTAAAGAAAAAAAGTATTGAAATTATTTATAATTTATAAAATAATTTATAAAATAATTTATAAAATAATTTACTATATATTATATAATGGCTTCAACTCGCAATAAAAATACACGTGGAAATTATTGTTTAGATCAAAGACAAAATACCGGATCTGAAGCATGGCAACTTTATCATAATGGTGCTAATGGTTATGCTTATGATACTAGATTACCTGGAAATGGTTTGAATCCTGGTCAACTACCTTGGAATACTTTATCACATAATCCTGCCGATATTGAATCTTTTTTGTTTGGTATTAATTCAACAAATCTTGTAAATCCTGCTCCACCATTAACACCAGAATTAAAATGTCTACAAACAGCAAATATTTTTAAAAGACCTGATATTATTATGCCTGTACCTTTAGTGGTTCCAAAAAATCAAAGACCTTTTGTAATACCTTAATTTTATCCTATTTTATACCATAATATATTATTTACAAAAATAATATATAAATTAAATATTAACAATAATTATGAGTAGTATTAATGCACAAAATATAGAAAGTACAAATATTAGTACAACTAATTTATATGTTACAAATATTAATGGTCATTCTATCTCATGTTTCTGTAGATATTATAATAATCCTAATAATTCTGATAATTGTTATACTTGTGAGCAGTGTACTGTAGAATGTTATGATTGTTCAGATATACCTCCTCTGCCAACAGGAGCCACTGGCGCCACAGGATCCACTGGTGCTACTGGTTCTCAAGGATCAACTGGTGCTACTGGTTCTCAAGGATCAACTGGTGCTACTGGTTCTCAAGGATCAACAGGTGCCACTGGTTCTACAGGTGCCACTGGTTCTACAGGTGCTACAGGATCAACAGGTGCTCAAGGATCAACAGGTGCTCAAGGATCAACAGGTTCAACAGGTGCTACTGGATCAACAGGTGCTACTGGTTCTACAGGTGCTCAAGGATCAACAGGTGCTACTGGTTCTACAGGTGCTCAAGGATCAACAGGTGCTCAAGGACCAACAGGTGCTACTGGTGCTACAGGTGCTACAGGTGCTCAAGGTGCTACTGGTGCTACAGGTGCTACAGGATCAACAGGTGCTACAGGATCAACAGGTGCTCAAGGATCAACAGGTGCTACAGGTGCTCAAGGATCAACAGGTGCTCAAGGTGCTACTGGTGCTACTGGTGCTACAGGTGCTACAGGATCAACAGGTGCTCAAGGATCAACAGGTTCTACAGGTGCTACAGGTTCTACAGGTGCTACAGGTTCTACAGGTGCTACAGGTGCTACAGGTGCTACAGGTTCTACAGGTGCTACTGGTTCAACAGGTTCAACAGGTTCTCCAGGTGCTACAGGTGATACAGGTGCTCAAGGATCAACAGGTGCTCAAGGTCCTGCAGGTGTCGGTGGAGCAAACGGTTATTATGCTTCTTTTTATTCAACTGCAAATCAAACAATTTCTGCTTCACCTGGAACAACTATAATAACATATAATTCTACATTTTATTCAAATGGTATTACTGCAGATACAAGTGGAGGTACTGGAGTAATAACATTTACATATGGAGGAACTTATTTAGTTGAAGGTTTATTACAAGCAAATGCACAAAATAGGTCATCTTTAACTTTATGGTATAATAAAAATGGTTCTCAAGTTTCAAATAGTGCATTTGAATATACATTTCCAGGAAATACTACACAAGTAGCAGTAGATGCATTTATAGTTAATGTAAATGCAGGAGAAAGTATTGTATTGTATGCAACATCAAATACGGGTTTAATAAGTTTGATTTCTATACCAGCATCACCTCCAACTTATCCTGCTTGTCCTTCAGTCAATATAAATATTACACAAGTAGCATATAATGGTGCTACAGGTGCTACAGGTGCTACTGGAACAGCAGGTCCTAATAATGTTTTTAGCATAGCATATCAAGGACCCACTGGTGCAGGCAGCACAGCCACATATTATCCAATTTTTGTTGGTCAAACGGGAACTGCTGGTCAAACAGGATATATTAATTATTATCCTGGATGGTTAAGCTATATTCCTTCAAGTGGAACATTAAATTGTGGAGTTTTAAATGCAGCATCAGATGTAAGAATAAAAACAGATATAAATCCATTAACATTAGATTATTCTGAATCATTATTAACAAAATTAAATCCCGTTGAATATAAATTTATTCATGATCCAACAAAAAAAAGATTTGGATTTATTGCTCAAGAAATAGAAAAAACATTTAAAGATGAACAATTAGGTCTTCATTATATATTAGAGGATAGCGATGAAAAGAAACAATATATTTCTTATTTAGAATTAATTAGTCCTTTAACAAAAGTAGTTACAAATCTAGTGCAAAAAAATAATAACTTGGAAAATAAAATAGAAGTTTTAGAAAAAAAAATTGAAGACTTGATAAATATTATTAATCTTAATAAATAATTAAACTATGGGTAATATATTTTACAGTGGTACATACATAAATTCATATTTTCAAGGTTATGTTACAGGTAACACTGGAGGTGTTAAGGCAAATACTACTAACATACAATCTGGAGGAAACGATATAAATAATAGTTTGTCACCTAGAGATAATAATCCAGCAAATGCTGCAGTAGCAAAAGGAGCTATATTAGCAAATGGTAAGGATATTGCTTTATTATTTAACAAAACAGGAGCAACTATCAATGTAACTATAGGTGGTACTGCGGTATATACAGGTTCTGTAATAAATGCAGGAATAACTTATAGTGGTCAATTACCAAGCGGAAATGATCCAACATATTCACCTACATTTACAGTACCAAATCCAACTGTTGATACTACTAGTGCTATTAAAACCACATGTACTGCTATTGGTGCTTACGGTACTCCATTTACAACTGTTTCGTCCCAATCACCTCCAAATACAACATACTATACAATAACATCAACTCCAGTTGCAGGAGGTGTTTTAGCACTAAGACTTCCAGGAAATTATGCTCCAGGAACAATTAGCGGTGCTTTTAGTATTGTTCCATCTGGAACACTTGTAAGACCAAGTACATTTGTAGCAACATTAGTCGCTGGAACAGGACCTGCAGAATGGGTTTCAAGTGTTGGGGCAATACCTCCTGAAAGTTCTATTACAGATATTAATTACGGTGATACAACAACATACAGTTATGTTGATTCAGCCGGAGGAGATTTTGTAAATTATACAGTTAGTGGAACAATTTCATTTATTTCTCAATCATATACTAGTGCTACGTTGTATATACAATATGGTGTTGATTCGTTTCCATGGCTTGGAGCACCACCTCTTTCAATTTCTACAGGGTCATTAGAATATAGTACAAATGGCGGAAGCAGTTATACTACAGCTTTTACTTGGAGCACATCTACTAATCCTGATGGCGTTTCACCTACGTCTTATATTTTGGTTTTACCAGCAAGTTCTAATTTGAATCAAATTTTTATAAGAATTACATCAAAACAAACATTGGCACCTTCCGCTCCATCGCATATTTCAACTCTTTTACCTACAATATATGATATGTATATTTCTTATACATAGACCAAAAATATACCATTTTTGTTTATTTTACATCTTTTAACATTTCAAATGTTAAAAGGTGTAAATAAAATAATTATATAATTGTAAATAGTTTAAAAAATATATATAATATCTATTATGAATTTTATTGAAAATAAAATTAAAAATAATATTATTATAGATATTTCGGATACAGAAGAGAATATAATTAATGAACAAGAAAATTTAAAAAATGAAAATTTAAATGATATTTATAAATATCATATTATTAG